CAGCTTTGATTACATTGCGTAATTTGACTGCAGCCACTTCATATTCTGAAGCCGTTGTCATTAACTACGCAATTATTCACGGTGCATGATGACTGTAGAGCAAATTGAAAAGCGCCTAGAGGAACTAAAAGCCACAGCCAAGCAACACGAAGCTGTGCTTTTTCAGATCAGCGGAGCTGTCCAAGAGCTAAACAACTGGTTAGCACAGGAGAAAGCAAATGCCGTTGATAGCATCAATGACACCGAAGGCTCTTAAAGCTAACATCAAAAAAGAGATAGAGGCAGGTAAGCCACCTAAACAAGCGGTGGCTATTGCCTATTCTGTGCAGGGTGAAGCTGAGAAAAAGGCGAATAAGAAACCTGCGTCTAAGTCAAAAAAGTAATTTAGCGACAAATACTTAGGATTCGACACGAATGGCAGAAAGAGGTGGACAACAAGGCAATCAGAACGCTGCCAAAAGCAGAATGTTCTATGACAAGTTGCGCCTTGTTCTGACACAAGAGCCACACCGCCTAAGAGCCATTGCAGACACCCTAGTAAGGAAAGCTGAAGAAGGTGAGCCTTGGGCCGTGAAGGAAATCATGGACAGGATGGACGGTAAAGCCCACCAAGCTGTAAGCGTAGAGAACGCAGACGGTTCACCCTTACTGTCAGGCATCCAAGTCACATTCGTTAAGCCCGAATGAATGAAATTCAATCTGCAATAGCCAATGCAGAATTCCCCATCAAGCTAGAGGGCTTGTTTAAGAAAAGCCGTTACAAAGTCTTACATGGCGGCAGGGGTGGAGCAAAGAGTTGGGGCATAGCAAGGGCGTTACTCATCCTAGGAGCAAAAAACCCAATCCGCATTCTGTGCGCCCGTGAGTTTATGACTTCTATGAGAGATTCGGTACACAAGCTGCTGTGCGACCAAATCGAAAGCCTAGGATTGCTGAACTTCTACGAAATCACCCAAGCCAGCATTAGAGGCAAGAACGGAACAGAGTTTGCGTTTGTCGGCCTAAAGAACAATGTAGCCAACGTCAAATCCTACGAAGGCATAGACATCTGTTGGGTGGAAGAAGCCCAAACCGTCAGCCGCTTAAGCTGGAACATCCTAATCCCCACCATCCGTAAAACAGGCTCAGAGATATGGGTGAGCTTTAATCCCGAGCTAGAAACGGATGAAACCTACCAAAGGTTTGTAGCCAATCCCCCTGAAGACTGCATCACCATGCGGGTGAATTGGTACGACAACCCGTGGTTTCCCGACACCCTGCGGATGGAAAAAGATGCCCTTAAACAAAGGGACGAAGAAGCCTACAACCAGGTGTGGGAAGGTCTATGCCGCCAAACCGTAGATGGGGCTATTTTTGCCAAAGAAATGCAAGCCGCAGAAAAGGATGGGCGCATTACTAGAGTGCCTTATGACGCTACCAAGCCTGTACACGCTGTTTTTGACCTTGGATGGTCTGATAGCACGGCAATATGGTTTCTGCAGTTTGTGGGCATGGAAACACGCCTGATTCGCTACTTAGAGGGCAGTCAGCAGACCATGAGCTACTACCTAGCCACCATGCAAACCTTTGGCTATGTTTATGACACCATTTGGTTGCCCCATGACGCTGAAAACAAAACCCTAGCGGCGGCAGGGCGCAGCATTGACGACATTGTTAGAAGTGCAGGTTATAAAACCCAAATTCTGCCTAGAGTGCCCATCGTGGACTCTATCAACGCAGCCAGGACAATCTTCCCGACCTGTTGGTTTGACCGTGAACACGCTGCAGACGGCATTACCTGCTTACGGCATTACCGTTATGACGTTGACCCCGACACCAAGCAATTCAGCAGAAGCCCACGGCACGATCATTACTCACACGGGGCTGACGCATTTAGATACATTGCGCTTATGATTAAAGAACCCCCAAAACGCAAGCCTAGAGCTAGGACTGATATGGCAGTCGGATGGATGGGCTAATAGGAGTTAAATATGGCATATCAAGACCCTACAAACAACAAAATAGCCGAGGCCATGAAGTTTTGGCGCTTGGTGAATGACGCTGACTCTACTAACCGTGCCGAAGCCCTGCAAGACATTAAGTTTGCCGCTGGCGACCAATGGCCTATTGAGATTCAGAACAGCCGCAACGTAGAAGCTAGGCCATGCCTGACCATCAACAAGATTGATGCGTACATCCGTCAAGTGACTAACCAACAAAGGATGCAGCGCCCCCGCATCAAGGTTCACCCTGTGAATAACCTAGCTGATTACAAGGTTGCCCAAGTCATTGAAGGCATCACCCGCCACATTGAAACCAATTCAAACGCCGACACAGCCTACGACACCGCTTTTGACTACGCTGTAAGGATGGGTTGGGGCTACTGGCGAGTGAACTATAAGTACGTCAGCGAAAGCAGCTTTGACCAAGAAATCTACATTGACGCTATCGACAACCCGTTTACCGTCTATTTCGACCCTAACAGCATCCGTCCTGATGGCTCAGACGCAGAGCGATGCCTGATTACTACCGTGCTGGACAAAAAGATATTTAGGGAAATGTACCCCGATGCGGATGATGGGGCTAACTTCCAACCCCGCAGCACAGGTGACGACACAGCCGCTTGGATTACCAAAGAAGACATCAGGATTGCCGAATACTTTTACGTTGAACGTGAACGGGCTAGGCTTTTCCTACTAAGCGATGGCACAAGCGCATTTGCTGATTCTGAGAGTTTTTTTGAGCGTGTAGAGGCCGCAGGGCTAGAAGTCATTGACGAACGTGACTCATACCGTAGGGCCGTGAAGTGGTGCAAGATGACCGCTATGGAAGTCTTGGAAGAAAAAACTTGGGCAGGTAAATACATTCCTATCGTGCCTTGCTACGGCGCACAGGTCATTGTGGACGACAAGCGCAAGAAATACGGTTTAGTGCGGTTTGCCAAAGACCCACAGCGGATGTACAACTTTTGGCGCACTTCTATGACTGAAAGCGTGGCACTAGCACCGAAGGCCAAATGGCTGCTTGCAGAAGGTCAGGATGAGGGTCACGAAAATGAGTGGGCGCTGGCTAACATCAAATCCAGCCCTGTCTTACGTTACAAGCAAAAAGACATCGAGGGTGTCCCTGCGCCTGTACCACAACGACTACAGCCCGAGCCGCCACCTTTAGGCATCATGGAAGCCGCAGGTGCAATTTCTGCCGACCTGCAAATGGTGTTGGGCATCTTAGACCCCAACCAACTGCCAAGCGGGAACATCTCAGGCAAGGCGCTAATGGGCCAGCAAGCCCAAGTTGACCTGTCTAACTTCCATTTCTACGACAACATGACCCGTTCCATCAAGCACACGGGCAAAATCATCCTAGACCTGATTCCCAAAATCTACGACACCCAACGTGTCATGCGAATCATTGGGTCTGATGGTCAACCTGACATGACAGTTATCAATGAGCAAAGCGCCATTGGTGAAGTGCTGAATGATGTGACCGTAGGCGAATACGATGTGGTCATGGATACAGGCCCAGGCTTCCAATCTAGACGACAGCAAGCCGTGGAAAGCATGATGCCGCTGCTGGCAGGCAATGCAGAGCTATTCAATATTGCGGGTGACTTGGTGTTCAGAAACATGGATTTCCCAGGCGCTGATGTGATTGCAGACCGCCTAGCTGCCTTGAACCCAATGGCGCAGATTGATGAGAAATCAGACATACCGCCTGAAATTCAAATGCGTTTGGCTCAATCCCAAAAAGCTATTGAGGAACTTCAGCAGCAGCTACAGGCAGCAGGGTTGGAGATTAACAACCGTATGCAAGTGGCGCAGATTAAAGAAGAAGGCGCTACTAAACGCAAGCTAATGGATGTAACCGCACGGGCGCACAACACCGAGACAATGGCAGAAGTACGGGTTAACGACCAAAACACCCGTTCTGTTACTTCACAGAACAAAACCGAAATTGATGCTTTGGTCAAAATGCTGATTGCAAGAATGCCTGCTGACCAGTTGCTTGCGGAGATTGAGCGCCTAAATGCAGAACAGTTTGCATTTGCCCAAGCCGCAGCACAGGACATAAGTCAAGGTGCAAGCCCATTTGTGCAACAGCCCAATTTAATGTAATATGTAATCACCTACCCGTGGGTTTACGGGGTTAATTCTTTGAGGTAACTCAATGTCGGAAGTAGCGGAAAGGCTTGCTGCCAATTTGGTGACAAGTGAGAATTTAGCTGAGTTCAATGCTAAAAAAATGGGTTTAGCTGATAGAGCGCCTGCCGAGGCTGTAGTCGAGAATACTCCTACAGAGCCGACAGAAACGCCCGAACAGAGTGAACCGAAAGCGGAGAGTGAAGCAACG